CTGAGATAGATACTGTAGGCCCAGCCAGCCATCATAAGGCGCATACGATTGCGCCACCTCTAGGTGCATCCAGCGCGTATAACGCGGGTCAATCCAGCCTTGCGTTACAAACTCATCGTAGACCGTTCCAAAGTTGGTTAGGAATGTGTCTGCTGTTACGCCCGTTCCGGCATCGTTGCCGCCTTCCGACATAATGACGACATCGAAGAAGTCAGGGGGCGATGGTGCATCAGCAAACGCCCCCGGCAATTGAGCAACAAGGGCGTTCATGCCCTCTTTGCCCGCACCGCCACCCGGCAACCAGTAGGTCATGGTTGTGCCGCCCTGCGCCGTCTGGAACAGGTACACATCGCGCCCCGTCATTTCTTGCAGACGTGACGCAATCGCGTAACCTGTGCCGCCGTTATTATTCCTCAATACACCAGTGAATGACGTTGGCGATGTTGGCAGATAAGGAAAAGGAAGTTCCTCTGGGTCCACGGTTGCATCATTGAACCATTCCAGATCGGATGCACTCCATGCGGAGGTTCCCGGCGTAGAACGGACATACACATTCGGATTCAGCGTCAGCGTTCCATCCGTGCTGCCGATGCCGACCATGTTGCTGTCGCCAAGCGCAAGCACCCACAAGGGGTCACCATAGGGCTTGTACCAGAACGGATCGTACTGGTGAATAGCATCTTGTAGTGCTTGCTCTGTAATAGCCCCAGTTAAACCTGCAACTGAAGAAACAGGAGCACTAGGAGGTGCTATCCAGCTCCTTGAGCCACCAGTAGTTGAAGAAAGTATATAGCCGTTAGAAGCCGGATTACCCAGAGATGCTTCTGCCTCAGCTAGCAACTCGGCAATAGCTGCTTGTACTGTAGTAGAGGCTAGTGTTCCAGTAGGTGCAAAGACAATCTCGCTAGCATCGTGAGCTGTGCTAGAAGATAAGTGAGATGTGAAGTCACCAGAGACTTCTTCTATAGCTGCTTGCGTATTGGTAGCAGCTATAGTACCAGCCGGAGTAAACGGAACTTCCGCAGCAGTCTGGTTATCTGAGCCGGCACCCCCACCTGCACCCGGCACCCATTTCTGAGTAGCAACTTCAAATACAATAGTGTCGCCATCGGCTACTCCTGTAAGGTCTACATTACCAAGTGTGTCCAGAGAGATGCTTCTATTAACCCACAACGCACTATCAGGATCATACCCTAAGAACTGATCGGCTAGTGGTGTAGAGAGGCTAACATCACTGTGTTGCGTAAGCCTGTGCGGGATAGGATCAGCAGTGCTCCCAATGCCCTCGTAAAATCCAGTCAAGTCTTGTACTCCTATGAGCCTTGTAAAGAGACAGCCAGTGTAGACCCGGACCAATTAGCCCTTTCTTCCACTGCCTGCAATGTATTTATTGCCTGTGTGAACTTCTCTGCCCAAAGGGCTGCGCCTTCTGCGTCTCTTGTGTAGTTACACAGTTCTACCAGAGCTCCGTACAGGAGGATTTCTGGACAGTACTTAGTGAACCAGTTTGTAGAAAGGTCATCTGTCAGAGTAGGAAGTGCTTGGTAATAATACAAGACTGCATTATCAACTTCTCCTAGGTTCCAAGGTGCTACTTTAAGGAATTGCCCGAACCGGCCAAAAGCCGTGGGCTTTGCTCCTGAGGGAACATTGTTCCCGAGGTTGTTAACCTCTATGATGCTCTTACGGTCTAGGGATATAATATCCCCATCGACGGTTACTGCGAACTCTTTTGCTTCTATGTAGTTCGCTGGAAGCATAGTAAGACCTTCTGCATCTATAGTCATTACTGCAACAGCTTCCAAAGGTGGAATACGAAGAGCCCAGTTAGCTTTAGACAAAGCTATTTCAATGAAGTCATTCAGTACTTCATCCGGTATATTCTTCCGTTGGCTCCATTGTTTAATGGAGGCCCGTACTCCAGCCCTGTTAGTATTAGTTAGCACTCCAGATGCCTCCATCATAGGTCTTGAATGCACAGAATTCGCGTGAGTTCAGCTTGTCGTAGAACTTCTTACGCATAGCTGGGTCCTTTGCTATCTTACGATAGTCAACACCCTCTTGTATCCATTTGTCAAGAACATCGGTAGGGACGCTCGCAATCTTACGACCAAAAGAAAGGTCCTGCGGTCCTGCATTCCTGTCCTGACGGTTGGCTTCCAATATAGGAGCCAGATCGGTTGATTTGTGAAAGACGAGCTGTTTGCCAACTTCATCCTTAATAATATGTAATGGCTTATCCATCAGCTTCTCCAGAAAGAGAGAGGGGAGGTTGCCCTCCCCTCAGACGCTTAGCTAAGGTCGAAGACACCGCCGCTGGAAGCCTCGTGTTTTGCAACAAGAGTCCACTCAACGAGCATCTGCTTCCGCTCACTGTCACCAACCTTCGCCAGATCATGCGAGAAGAAGGGACGATGGTAAGCGATTTCCCACATTTCCGTATCCAGTACGAATACGTCACGCTGCCGCATATAGCGGTTCGGAACGATAGACAGTACGCCATAGTCGGACTCATAGAAATCAACAGCGTTGATAACTCGTTTATCCGGCACCATGATCTGCCTATTATCCGCAGAGCCCGTAAAGGTCTGGGATATAATCCGCTTCTGGGTCGTATTGCACATCAGCGTATCCGGGTTGCCTCCAACAAGATAAATCTTGTCGATTACATCCGTAAGCATTGCTTCCGTGAAAGTACGAGTCGTACCATCAGTACGGACACCAGTACCATTACCAGTGGGGTCAACCCCAGCAGTACCAGAAGTTGCTTTGTTCGTATTGGTTTTGATCCAAGACAGAACAGTTGCTGATTGGCGTGCAACAGGAGAACCACCTGCGTTGCCTGCACCAGCCGCTTGTGCAGCATTGATACCTACGTTACGGTACTCAATGTCCTTACGGAGTTCCAAGCCTTTCTTAGCTTCTTGGTACGCCATTTCCACACCACGGCCTGCGCTATCTGCCACCAAGTCGGTACCAGAGATTGCAAAGGTTTTAGTGTTGATCTGGCAGTAATTACCAAGCCGCACAGTCGGGGTCAGAGCTGACTCAACCGCATCTGCACCTTCCGCTACGGGAGAGTTAGCAGGTGCTGCAAGAGAGTCCTGTTGCCATTCATGGTAAGTGCCTTTCGCACTACCAGAGCTAATGTTACTGACGAAAGGAGTGTCAGACGGTGAGATGTTGTAGATCACATCCGTCAAGTCCTCGCGGATACCCTTCGCAAGATAGGTATCAAAATATGCTGTACTCATTTTAAAGTTCCTTTATTTACTTTCTAATCGTTTTACTGTTGCGCAGTTCGTACATTAGCGCAGCAGCGTCTCTTGTTGAACCGGATTTACGGAGATTGCTTCGTAAGCCTTCAACCACTTTTTTCTGTGTAGCGCCTTTAGGAGCTACCCCTTTAGACTTAACTACCTTCCTAATAGCAGGGGCAGCTTTCTTCTGGGTTATCCCTTTCTTGGCGTTTTGCAGAGCATCGTACTTCATGGCTTTATCCAGCAATAATAGGTCCTTAGCGTTCACAATTCGTGACAGCTCTTCCGCGTTATACCCGAGAGAGAATCCATACTCAGTCAGTTGCTTCTGTGCTATCGCAGCTTTGTTTTCATCCTTCCAGTCTGGGAACAAACGAAGGGCCTCCTTCCTTTGTAGCTCCAAATGCTGTTGGCGTTCTTGCGCTTGGACACGTTGATTGTGCTCAAAAGCTTGTTGGGCTTGCTCCTGCAAAGCAGCTTGCATCCCGCGAATCTCTTGAATCTCAATCTGTTTCTGCACGAAACCAATAGGATCATTAACCTTCAAATCCTCCCAGTCTACGCTTTTGAACTTCTCCAGATCACGGTTGAGCAGCTCATTAGCCAGCACAGCCTTCTCTTGAAAAGATCGTTGCAGTTGTTCAACCTCAGCCAGTCGCCCTTCGTAGAGCTTCCTCTGGTCGGCTAAACTCTGAGTCTTCTTGGTGTAGTCCTTCTGACGCTGGTATCCAGACTGGAGTTCATCAAGGGTGACTTCGTATTCTTCACCATCTACTTTGACAGTGTAGTAAACAAGTTCCTCTTCTCCCTCAGGCTCTTCCTCAGCTTCTGCTTACTCGCCTTCTTCCTCAGTAGAGTCCTCTGGGGTTTCCATCTCTTCCCCTTCGTCCTCTTCGGAAGTCTGAGCTTCAGACTCGTCGTCCTGCTCGACTTCCAGCTCCGCTGTATCTTCCGATTCTTCCTCTTGGGTTGCCTCTTCAGGTTCCTTAAGGAGTCTAGACACTGCGTAATCTATTGAATGTATATCGGGCTCTCTATTGAGAACCGTTCCTGTGTTAGTTCCTGTATTTGTTTCTGTACTTTGTGATACTGGGCTCTGGGCATTAACTTCTGACACTATCTTTCTCCTGATACACTAGGTCTATTCAACCGTTCTCTACGGTGCTCTCAAGGATCATCTTGAAGCGGTCTAAACCTTTCAAGGTGAACCATAGTTCCTCGCGTACCAAATGCTCTTTAGTGTTTTTCCATTGTTCAGTGATTGCTGATTCAATGTCCTTCAGAGTTTCTTGGAGCAAGGGGTTGTCCAGCAGTTCGCTGGCCAAGTGTCCTCTGCTTATAGAATCCATTTAAATTGGGTGCCTCCTATTGGCCGTTCTGTAGTCCGACAGGACGCTTCTGCTCTGCTTCAAGTACAGTCTCAGCGGCGTCCACCTTCTTCTTCCAATCGTGTTGTTGTTCTTTGAGTTTCAACTCGCCTTGCTTAACAGCTTGGTTAGTCTGAGCATCCAGCATCTGCGCCTGTGCAGCTATCACCTGCGGGTTAGGCGGTGGCGGAGGTGCCTGTATATTAGCTGGGTTCGTGATGAACTTCGTAGGATCATGGTACCCTGAGTTCTTGATGAACTCACTGGCTAAGTTAAACACGTTGTTTGCCTGTACAAGGTATCCGTACTCCGTCCCTTTGATCTGCATTAGTAACTGAGAAATCTGGGACAAATGGAATAACTGTTGGTCTTTGTTACCGTTGCCTATCCCTACTGTTACGTGAACATCGTATCGTTCAATCCACTCAGAGGGATTAACGATAGCATACCTACCAGAGATAGGTACAAGGTCAGGCGTAGTTTGGTATTCCCGGATCAAGTTGTACAGCTCTAAGAAGAGCTCTTTGACACCAGTCTCCGCGAAGTTCCTAGCAATCAGTAGTATCTTACCCTGCGCTGCTGTCATCACTTGGTTAACAGCAGAGGCTGTCTGGTGAGAACTGAGTGCGGATTGATCCAACCCAGCAGTCATACGTGAGACACCAGTGCGATTCTCTTTCTGTAGGTCCAACTGTTCTAACACCGGGACAGTGAACTGCGAGAGGTCAGGGGTGTCCAAACGGCCTACAGCGTTAGGCATTTTCTGCCGTATGATACCACCAATGCGGTTATCAATAAGGTCCTGAAGGTTAACCTGCCCCTCAATCGCTGTGTACCGACCTGAGTTCTGAAGCGCTAAGTTATCAAGCATCTGCCTGAAGATGGTACTACGAATCTCTTGTATGTCAGTAACTAGATCAGCCACAGAGACCCCTGTGAACTTATGAGGCATCATGATAGGGCTCAGTGAGATAAGAGGTACTCGGTCTACTTCCTCGTACTCAACGCACTTATTACCAATCTGGATACAGCGGTACCTCTTTACTCGACCTTCGTCTTCATCATAAACTTTGATCCAGACTTCAGCAACTTGTAGCTCTTCTTCGTACTCAGAGCCTTGTAGGGATTGCTGGCCCAAGTACGAGGTCTCGTCCGGGTTCTTAAAGCGAGCATCCCGTACACCTTCGTAAGCAAAGGTAGAGCTGGTTGTTTGCTCTAAG